TCTTTTCCCTCTTGTCTACCTAATGGTTGAAATCCACCATTCTCTCTCATATCAAATTCTGGTCCGTCCTCTGCCATTTGCATAGGTCCCGGTACTGCTGGTAATCCTGCTTGTTGGTTCTGTGCATTAGGATCCATATTACCTGAATACATAATTGGTGGAGCACCTGCTTCCATTTGTTTAGCTTCGCCACCTATCATATAATTTAATCTCATAAGGCCACCTTTAGCAGCTTCAACTGTTTTAGGAATAGGTTTTGCACCTTTACTAGGTCCTAAAACTTCATATGGTTCATCGTCCTCATCTATTTTAAAATATCTACCATTGTCTTTGTGCATAAAAGTTCCATCATCAAATTCTACAACATTGTCTTTGCTATAAGGATCAATATCTGATTGTGGATCATAAGGAGCATTTTTAATATCTCCTTCTTCTAATTCTAAGTGAGAACTATCCAATCTTTTTGTTTCAAGTGGATTATCCATGTCAGGGAATGGAGTCATAAATTTTCCATGTCTACGATCGTCCATTATTTTTTTTATTCTTTCCATCATTTTTTTTTCATCTTGTACAATTTCACCAGGGCCTTTACTACCAAATCTAAAACCAGTTCTATTTAACTCCATAAGGCCACCTTTGTTCATCATTTCTTTTTTAGGTTTTGAATATGTCATAATTTGATCTCTAATCATTTTAAGAATCTCAGCTTCACTAAGTCCAAAGTTTTCTGATAATTTTTTTACTTTAGGTATTAGATATGCATTTTGCATAAAATCTTTATTACTCATTGTTTCAGTGTCTTCTATCTCACCTTCTTCTCTTGATAAACCTTTTGTTCCCATTATAACTTTTGCTATTTCTGCTACCTCTAGTTCAACAGCGTTTTCAGGTATTGGATTAAAAGTTGTAGTGTCTACAAACATTGCAGGATCTCTAGCTTCAGCTTCTTCACGAGTTAAAAATCTTTCTACTTGTGGTTTCTTCATAGGTAAAATCATATCATTACTACCTTTAGCTAAACCAACCCTGCCGCCTTGGTTTAAACCCATATCTCTTTTATTTCTTGCTAATGCATCTTCATAAGATTCATATCTAGTTGGCGTTGTGCCTGAAGTTGGTAGCATACCAGGTAAACCGAATACTTGACCTTTTTGTATTCTTTCCGCTTCTGGTATTCCTTGATCAATCTGTTTTTGTAATTGATTTTGATAGTAAATATCTAATGGACCAAATCGTTCAGGTGTTTCTGGGTTATTGTAATCAACAGCATATTTAGCTTCTGCAACAGGATCATAATAAGGATCTTGTTTTCTATATTGTTCGTATATATTTTGTGGATCACTTCCTATAAAATAATCCATATATGCAAGTGGACTCATATCTAAAGTTGCTGCTTCTGCTGCGTAATTTTTTCCAGAATATAATTCGTCCATGCTTGTTGCACCTCTACCATATGCTTCTAAATATTTTTGATCTAACATTTTTTGAAACTCGTCAGATTGTTTTTCTTTTTCTGATAAAGCTAAACTAGCTTTTGCATTTTGTGCTTCTTTATTTGCCATATCTTGTGCGTATTGTTCTTGAGTATATGTGTTTGATGATGTTGTAGCAGGTTGTAAAGCTGCAAAACCAAGATTTGAATTTGTTGTTCCACCATAATCTCCAGTGCCACTAGATATACCTGTTCCAGGTCCAATCATTCTTGATATATCTGCCCCACTATTAATTGCATAATTTTGTATTTCAGGAGCTTTACCTGTGTCTCTGGCAAGTTGTGCTATACCTTGATCTTTTGCTACTGTTCCTTTTGGTGTCATAAAAACATTAAAAGCTTTATCTCTCGCTGCTTGTAACACGCCTTGATTAGTTGATCGTCTCGCGTTGTTAATTGCTCTGTTCTGTGCTGCGGTGTTAGTCATACTAATACCACCTGTTTGATAACCAACTCTGCCACCTTGATTGTAACCACCAGAACCTGATGCAAAATCTTTATCATACTCTGTCATGTTTTGTGCTACTAATGCATCTAATTCTACATCTGACATGCCCCTAAATTTGTTTGTGTTGCCAAGATAAGTTTTTAATTGTTTTGACACAGATTCTTTTCTTCGAGCCATAAAATCATTTATGCTTTCACCTGCTTCTTGTTCAGGTTCATCTATAAGCCCTTGTGATATTAAAGATACTAAAGCTGTTCCACCACCTATGATTAATTGATTTTTTAATATTTCTTTAGCTGTGCTAGGAGTTCCAGAATTTCCCAATGTTGTATCTAAAATTTTACCACCCGCATCTTTAACTCCTTGAAATGCTTCTCCTAAATTTTTATATCCTATTGATTTACCAGTTATTGGATCAACTCCTCTACCTCCATATTTTATCATACCTTTATCAAAAAGTTTTCCACCTGCATAAGTTCCAACACCTTGTTTAAGTGCATCACTTATACTTCCTCTTTTATCAAATCGACCAACACCACGCATGATACCCGCTGCTAGTGGCCCGTAGCCTGGTAACATAGCAACAAACGGTGCAGCTTTAGTTGCAACACTTGCTAGTTCATTTGGAATAATTTTTCTAATTCTTTCTTTAACCCAACTACCAAGACCATAGCCTTGTCTAGCATTCGTAATGCCACCATTAGCTCTTAATTGTCTACGCATATGTCCTCTTGATATCATAATTTTTGTCTGTTGGTTAAAGCAGGGATTGTACCTGAGTTTATATTATTATCTGTTTTTAAGAGATAAATCAAGACTATGTTACAACGTCTCTTGGCTTAGATTCTAAAGCTGACAAGATAACATGTAGTCTATTGGCTGTTGCCGCAGTCACTTTTAATATCTCACTTTCTTCTAAGATTAAAGGTGCTGTAAGTAATTCTATTGTTGCATTTGCTGACACTGCTTTTGTCTTAAATACACTAAATACAGCAGCAGCTGCATCTGTTATTGTAACTGTTATAGTGTCCGCATTACCAGAATCCTCAGATACTAGTATTGATTTTATAATAGAAGTTGTAGCTGTAGGCACAGTATATAACACTGTAGCACTTGTGGTAGTTAAATCTACTTTTTTATTTACAAATGAATTAGCCAAAGAAGTATGCCTCCGCCTCTGCTTCGTCTTTTAAATCTTGTTGAAATGTAGTATTTAGTTTTTGTACTATACTATCAATATCTCTAACAAACGATTGTTGTATCTGTTGGTCATATTCTTTATTAGGTTGTGTAAGTGATTGAATTATTCTAGCCATTATCTTCTACCATCTGGTTGTATGTCTAATCTAAATGTACCTAGTTTCCAAAACTGACTGGTGCTAGTATTATCTATTTTTAAAGATATAGATCTAGCTCTAGCCCGTGTGTCAATCTTTTGTGTACCACTTGTCACTGTAAATGGACCGAGTGTAGAACTTGCTGCTGTGTCATTTGGAAAATCTCTTAAGTTTAATGTAATTCTAGCGTCACCTGTTTGTGCTAAAAAATCTGGTATCACTCTTCTTATTTTCATCATAAACTCACCATCACCTTGTAATCCTTGTTGACCAATATCAAAATCTCCAGATTCAATACTTGCAGCAATAGCAGTAATTGCACCTTCTTTAATTTGATTTAAACCTGTCTCATGTTCAAAGTATGTAGATACCCCATCAGTGCAACCAACGACATGATTAGAATCTGTTGCAGCTGTTGTACCATCTGAATCATATTCTGTTGCATGAGGTTTACCAAATACTGCAGAATCTTGCCACGCGGTTCGAGCTAATGTTCCTGTAGTCCATACCGGTCGCTCGCTACTTGAATCTAAATAATTGTAAGCAACCATTCTATTTACAGTTCCTGACCCAGAGCTAGGGTAGAACCACATAATTTCACCAAACAAGTTATTTAATCCTGCATTAACATGTTGTTTTGGAACTGTATTAATGTCATCGTAAACATGATCTTCAACTAAACATGGTAGTGATTCTAGTTTACCTGTGTATCTAAAGAAACCATTATCAGACATCCAATACGCTGTACCATCAACTTCTACAGCTGCATTAGGTCCAATCAATCCACAGTTTGTACCAACCTGTTGAAATGAAAAAGTAAAAGGAGGACCAACAAATCTCATAATAAACATCGCAGTGTTTGTCCAAATATAAATTGCATCTCTACCTCTAATTGATCCAACAATTTTTGACCCATCTGCAAGTCTTTGTGTACCTGCCGTGTTAATAGAACTAGGTGTGTACGTGTTAATATCTTCTTGAGACGAGAATCTTATAAACATTGGATCTTGAGTTGTTGGATCACCAATAGTTGTTTCTGTTCCAAAAAATATTAAGTGTCTGTCTGGTGTTGATACTAAACTAAATTCTGATGCTGTGGGTGCACTTGTAATAATCGTTGCTCTAGTATTATTTGCAGCTGTTGGATTTGAATCCCATTCAAAACTTTCACCACCTGTTATTGTTGCAATAAGTTTGTTACCAAAATTATCTAATGACCATATACCAGGTGCAGTTACAACGTCACCTGATACCGCTGTATTCCAACCAGCATAACCTGAAGAATCTCTTACAGTGTCTCCTGATGAATGTATTGCCGCTGTTGTACCTGATGCTCCTCTTGTTAAACCTGTTAAAGTATTACCACTTACACCTGTGTAACTAATTATTTCTTGATCTATAATAACTGTACCTGATGATGGAAAAGATGATGCACTTGCCATTGATAAAGTTGTAACCGATGCATTAATTCCTGATGATAAAGTTGATGTAAATGTTCCAGCTTCTTGACCACCCCATGAACCAAGTCCCCAACCAGTTGATGCAACTTCTTGAGCTACACCTACGGGATAGTAATGTCTTACTCTAATGCCACCAGAAGTGCTTGCTCCTGAACCTGCTTCATTAGAAGGCATCGTAACTGTTAGTGAAGTTGTGTTTGGAATAGAGGTTACTTGAAATTTTTTATCATCAAAATCAGACGCTGCAAAATTAGAGTTTGTTATTGATGTAAAATTATCTAGTAATATAATATCACCTTTATTTATATTGTGTGCTGATCCAAAAGTTAGTGTAACTGCTGCAGATCCGCTAGTAGAACTAAACGCACTTGTTAAAGTTGTTGTAGCTTTTAATGGATGTATGTCATAAAATATACCACCAGAATAAGCGTACAATATTCTATTTGTACCTAGCACTGCATACTTAATACCTGATGTATTTACAAAATGGTGAATAGCCGTATTACGACCAGTAATATCAACTGAACCTAATTGTGACCAACCACCTATTTTTTCTGGTAATCCATATCTAAATCTAACATTATCACCATTAACCCATTGGCTCTCGCCGCCCGTTGATGTAACTTGTTTATTAAATCCTGGTTGAAATTTTACTTTTTGAAGCATATAGCCTTTATATAATTAAAAGGCCCAGCT